AACCCCGGTAGAGCGATCTCCGGGGTTTTTCGTGGATCCTTGGCCGCCTGGAAATACTTAAGGCTTCGCATAATGTGCAGACGTTACGTTAGGCGCAGCCCGACCACCGGGAGAGTCACCAGTCCGGAAAATGCGCTTAGCTCCGGACTGGTGATTTACACGTAACGTCCGTTATGCGATGCCGCTCCGGGTTTTTCGTTACCGTAACGGAAAATCCTTGCTTTCGGTCCGGTAGGGCCTATGATTCGAATATTCGTTACGGTAACGGAAATTCGAAGATGGCCAAGGATACCCGCGATACCCAGACCCTCGACGCCTTCCCGGCCAAGCCATCCAGGGGCCGGCCTCGCAAGGCTGACGCGCTCTCCAATGCTGAGCGGCAGCGCCTCTACCGTCAGCGGCAGGCGGGCAAGGCACCCCAGGTGGACGCGGATGCCCTGGTCCGTCTGCAGAACGAATTCGACCGGCACGTTGATGATGCGCGCGCCCTGGTCGCCCATCTTCGAAAGACCATTGCGCAGATGGAGCTTGAGGTGGATCTGTGCCGCCAAGAGCGATCCGATGCCATGCGCGTCAACAGCATTTACCGCGAGCGCCTGGAGCTTGCTGGTCTCCCTACAGACTACTAGCCCCTCCGAAGCCCCTTCGCGGGCTTCGTCGTTCCCGCCGCTCCGAAACCACCTCGCGCCCTGATCACCCAAGCGTGCGTATCGCGGCCATCCATAGAGCACGCTGTTGATGCGCACATGGGGCGATCAGATCTCCGAGGAATGTTCAGCGGTCTAGCCCGGCGAGTTCTCGCAGGGCCTTCCCGGCGCGTTGCTTTGGGTGCTCGAACGGCGCCCGGAGGGGTGGGGTGCTGTAACACCCCCAATTTACCGCACACTTCTGCGGTCTCTCTGCTAGCCAAGCTTTAGCGCTCCGACCATTGCGCTGAGTGCGAAGAACCACAGAGCGAACGACGTAAGCCCTAGCGCCATTCCACCCAGCCATATCCCTAGAGCGATCTCATAGGCTAGCCGTCGTTCTGTTGCCCTTCTGACGGGCGGAAAGTCATCGTCCCTCTCTGCCCGCATCGCTATTCCTTCCCGCCGAACTCTTCTCTGAATTCAAGGACGTCTTTCGTTGTGATCTTGCTCAGGTATTTCCACAGCGTGGCGTTCACAAGGTCGGACTCCCGGACGTCGTCCTTTGTCTCGATGATCATTTTGACGCGGCGCTCCTTCACTTCCTCGACGAACTTATCTCGAACCCGGTAGGGCTTTGACATGACGGTTACCTGTAACAAGGGGTGGTCGTTATTCTTGCACGTGTTGCGCTGTTACGAGTTACTGCGGTATAAATCGCCTCGTACGTAACGTGTAACGTTGTTACAGGCATGCAGGGGTAGGGATGTTTCCTCCGACCAATCATCAGAGCAGGATGTTCTACGACTACCTCACGGTAGAGCAGGTATTCCCGTACCAGCTCCCGCAGGTTGGCGACACTGGCATCTGCTACTACGACCGGAGGACCGGCGAGCAACTGCGCGACACGTCTCCTAGCTTCAAGGTTGAGGGCAGTCACTCGACGTCGATTCGGGTTCGGGTCGATGGGAACAAGCTCCGAGTCGAAGGGAATCCGAGTGCAGTCAACCGCTTGGACAACCTGCATGGATTCCAGTCCATCGCTGAGTGTGTCGCGGTCTATAACGACATCCTCCACGAGATCAAGGACGACAAGGGCAACCGTCTGCCGCCGTTCACGGCTTGCACTGATTGGGGCCACCTCCAGACCGAGGACGGCTCGAAAACTCGGATGATCGGCAACGGTGCGCGCCTGCGCCGGGTTGACTTGACGACGAATCGGACGGTGGGGAAGGGCAATGAACTGGCCTACATCCGCGCCCTGAGTACTCAGCGTGTGGGCTACAAGAATGGCCACCTCTACGAAGATGGTTGGACCTGCGACTGGCAGGCCCGCGACCACTACTACAAGGCCTACGGCAAGGCTCAGGCAATCCGCAAGTTCCTGTTTCCGAAGTGCAAACGGAACTTTGGCGAAGACTCCTCCGAATTCCGCTACCTGCTCGATCTGGCCGCGTACTGCGATCAGCAGGGCGTCGTGCGCATGGAACAGGAACTCAAGAGTGAGTATCTGGCCCGTGAGCGGCTGGAGTGGTGGGGGCTTTTTGATGAAGGCCGCTTTGCGGCGATCCATGGGGAGTTTCTGAGGGGATTCGACAAGCTCGAGGTGATGGCGATGGATTACGAGACGATTGCGGAAAGGCTGCTTTCTGAAGGGGTTGTAGGCAGCACTCAAGCGGCTAATGCGACCGCCAATATTGCGATGAAGTGGATGCACTGCCCGGGCATCAGTTTCGACTTCAAAAAGCGCATGAATCAGACCTACCGGGCGCGCTTGAACCGGATCGGCATCAATATCGCCCAGCCCTACGACGTGACCCGTCATTCGGTCGTGATGATTCGTCGTGCTGAGGAAATCGTCACCAGCGACGTGCTGGATTTGCCGGAGTTCTATCGGCATGCACCGCGCCCACGTCACCTGCGGTTGGTGGCCTGAGATGAAAGCACCTCTTCGTTTTCTCTTGGGCTGGGTTGTCTTCATCGTCTTGTTCGTGATGTTGACGCCCATTGTTGCCGCCATTTTCGAGTTCTGTGCCGCGTTTCCTGTGCTGGCTATGGTGACTGCTGTCGTGTCCCTGGTGGTTTTCCTGGCGCTGTTCTTCGCGTTCTTCCGGCGTTTCGTGTGTTGGCTCGATGAGCCTAGGAAGGCTCGCTCATGATCGCCTACAGCCTCCAGGGTGTGTCCCTGTCGTCCAGCGAGCGTCGGTCGCTCCAGCTTCGTCAGCAGGCCCGCGCTGCTGTCGATCGCAGCGTGTTGCAGCAGATCGTCGCCCAAGCGCTCCAGGCGCTCGAAAAGCATAAGGAGGAGGGCGGCAAGGCCTCCAACCCTTGGACCACTGTCACCAGCGAAAAGGGCACGCCGTGGGTCGGCGATGCCTTCGGGTGGCCGTGATGGCGATTGATATCGGACGGCAAGCCTACCTTCAGTTGCGGGGCTCGATAGAGCTTGTCCTGCTCGATGCCGGTATCGACTCGCCGGACCTGCTGAGTCAGGTCATGCGTGAGGTGCTGGCAACTGAATCCGCTGCTCGAACTGAGCGGCAACATCTGCGCCGGGCCTTCGTGACGGCTCGTCGTTCACAAGTAGCTCCGGCCCGGCCGGGGATCACGTATGCGCCTGCTCGGCGCTGGAGAAAGAGACTATGAAGATTCTGAAAGGGTACGTCCTGGGCGTAGTGGACAAGGGGGAAGGGGACAAGCGTTGGGCCATCGTTGGCATCAAGGCGACTGACAAGGACCGTGACGGATTTGACGTGGACACTACGTACAAGCTTCGTGTCTTCGGCGATGCCGTGAAGAACGGCCTGCATAACGCCTATCGCAACCTCGCTGGTGTCGAGGTCTACGCGCCCTATAACGATGAGTTCGACGAGAAGTACAAGCGCATTAGCTATTCGTTGGCAGGCGCGCCCTTGGCCCTGATGGAAAAGCCCCTGGGGACCGCCCAGCCGAAGCCGGCTGCTCCGGCCCAGTCGCAGGCGGCGCAGCCCGTTAAGCAGGCTTCCTGATGATTTCCGCCCTGTCCTGCGATGGCTCCATCTCGATTGCGCCGGATGGGGCGCCCCTTTGTTCGGGCATGTGGGTCTTGACCCAGGTGCCGGAGCAGTTCGACCCGTCGATGTTGGACACCCAGGCGCTCGCCCAGGCGTTCTCGGTCGGGTTCGGTCTTGTCGCGACGGTCCTTGTCGGCGCCCTGGGCGTCAAGGCCGTACTCGACTTCATTAAAAGAGCTTAAGGAGTAAGTCTATGAAAAACCTGAAAAAACTGTTCGTTCGTGGTGGTTCCGCCGTTGCGGTAGGCGCTGCCCTGGTCGTCTCGCAATCCGCCTCGGCCGCTGGCTGGGATTACAGCGGTCTGACCTCCGATATTGATTTCTCGACAATCGCGAACGGCGTGCTGGCCGTCGCTGCGCTGCTGGCCTCTGTGTATGCCGGCATTAAAGGCGCTCAGGTGGTCCTGGGCTTCCTGCGGCGCTGATCGAGGAGGGCGGTTGGATGGGGCGGCTTCGGTCGCCCCTTTTTGTTTCTGGCAGGGGAGCTTGATCGATGGCGGATTTATATGAGTTCGCATTTTTTGTTATTGGCGCTGCGTGTTCCTGGGCGATCTTTTCGAGGTGGTAAGTATGCGCAGGTTGTTATTGTTGTTGGTGCTAGTTTCTTCTTCTGTAAGTGCGGAAGAGTATTATTGGTACATGGGTTA